GGCCGAGGAGGTTCCCGCCAGTGACGCCGCCGCCGATCATGTCGATGATGCCGTCGAGGATTCCCATGGTTAAAAGTGGTCGATGAGGCCGGGGACGCCGTACATCGGCATCGGCCGCACGGCGGTGACGTCGAAGAACGAGTCGAAGAGGAATTGCATGCCATTCGCGCTCGAGCCGACAGCGACGATGCGCGATATTGGGGGTGTGTCCTGGATGAAGGTCGTATTGAGGGTTGGCCTGCTCGTGAATTTCTGCGCCGCGTGCCAGGGATCGATTGTCCCTGATGCGGTTGACCGGAAGAGGGCGGTGATCATGCTTGGGTGATATCTGTATTCTGCGTAGCGCTCTTGGTACCCGAAGACGTCGCTGTCTGCTGTTTGGCCGTCGCAGTAGATTTCCTTGCTCAGTACTGTCTGTTCGCCCAGGTGGCTGAAGACGGGGAAGTAGAA